GCAAGCTTCGCGGGTCGAAGAATTTATGAACTTCTACATTCTTAACGTGATGCAGGAGTTCGATCCCGAGCTAGACATGATGTTGTTCTACCTGCCGCTGGCAGGGTCTGCTTTCAAGAAGGTGTACTACGACTCAGCTCAAAACAAGGCGATGAGTAAATTCATTCAGCCTCAAGACTTAGTCGTGCCCTACGAGGCCACAGACATCTTCACAGCAGAGCGTGTCACTCATGTATTGCAGATGTCTAAGAACGAGATTCGCAAGTCACAGCTAAGCGGATTCTACCGAGACGTCGAGCTTACAGGGGGCAGTTACAATCTCAGTCGTGACGAGATCGAAGAGCAGATTGACGAGATCGAGGGCATGGAGCCCAGTTACAACAACGATCGTGATCATACTGTGTATGAGGTTCACACCGTTCTCGACTTACCCGGCTATGAGGACATGGATGCTGAAGGGCGCCCTACAGGGCTCAAGCTTCCATATATCATCACAATTGATGAGCCGTCTCAGCGTGTTTTAGCTATCCGCAGAAACTACGTCGAAAACGACCCGCTGAAACAGAAGATCAACTACTTCGTGCAGTACAAATTCCTGCCCGGATTAGGCTTCTACGGACTGGGCCTTAGCCACATGATTGGTGGCTTGGCTAAAGCGTCGACCTCGATTCTTCGTCAACTTATCGATGCCGGTACGCTTGCTAATTTACCCGCTGGCTTTAAGGCTCGCGGTATGCGCATTCGAGACGAAGATGATCCACTACAACCGGGCGAGTTTCGAGACATTGACACTACCGGCGGCAGTCTCAAGGAAAACCTTATACCTTTGCCAATCAAAGAGCCCAGCAATGTTTTGATGCAGTTGCTAGGACTATTAGTAGATTCGGGCAAAAGGTTTGCGTCCATAGCCGACATGAATGTTGGCGACATGAATCAGGCCATGCCGGTGGGCACCACCGTGGCTTTGCTGGAGCGTGGCACTAAGGTGATGTCTGCGATCCACAAGCGCTTGCATTACAGCCAGCGTGTAGAATTCCAGCTATTGGCTAAGGTCTTTGCAGACTACCTGCCACCGTCTTATCCGTATTTAACTGGCACTGGACCGCAGGAGATCAAGCTACAGGACTTTGACGGACGGGTCGACATCATCCCGGTCAGCGATCCAAACATTTTTAGTCAGAGCCAACGAATTACTATGGCTCAAGAGCTATTGCAGTTGGTGCAGTCAAACCCGGAAATACATGGCCCTCAAGGGATGTACGAGGCTTACCGACGTATGTACGCGGCGTTGGGCGTTGATAATGTTGAGGGGCTACTACAACCACCTGCACCACCGCCCACACCGATGCCAATTGATGCAGGTACAGAAAACGCGGGATTTCTGATGGGCATACCCGCTCAAGCGTTTCCTCAGCAAAATCATCAAGCACACATTGATGCTCACCGCAGTTTATTCTTGACTGATATTGTCAAAAACACACCAGCCCTACAGGGCGGCATCATTAGTCACATGATGCAACACTTACAGTTCATGGCTTCTGATATGGCTCAAGAGCAGTTGCCGCAAGAGCTACGCGATCAGATGGAACAACTCAATCAAGCAGTAGCTTCTGGGCAGGTGCCGCAGGAACAAATCCAACCTATGCAACAGCAGATGAACGATATGACGGAGCAGTATTCAGCCCCTATTTTGGCTCAACTCACTCAAGACCTGCTGATGAGTATTGGTCAAGGCAGTGACGAAGATCCATTAGTGGAAATTCGTAAGCGCGAGCTGGAGCTTCGAGACAAAGAAATGAACATGGACCAAGCTCAGTTTGAGGCAAAAGAGCAAGCGCGCTCAAACGAAAAACTACTTGAAACTGAGATAGCCAAGCAACGCATACAGGCACAGCGTGATATCAATGATGAGAAGATGGATTTAGCTATTCAGCGCCTACAACAGCAGGCTGAACTCAAACTTCTCGAACTTAACGCCAAATTTGGAGGCACAATACAATGATTAGCTATATGAAAGAGGCAATTGCAAAGCTTCGTGAATGGAAAAAGCAAAGGTCAGCAGACGAGGCAAAAGCTCGCGAGGCGGAAGCTCAAGCAAAGGCTGACAAAAAGGCGGCTTCTGACGCAAGAATTGCGGCCAAAAAAGCCAGAATCGAAGGCGTTGAGCCTGCACCAGTTGCGGCACCGGCTCCAGAGCCTGCGCCAGCACCTGCGGTTGAACCGGCACCTGCGAAGGCTAAGGCTAAGCCTAAAGCTAAAGCAAAGAAAGCGCCAAAGAAGGCGCCAGCAAAGGGGAAAAAGTAATGGCACTTAAAAAAGGCAAGAAAAACATCGGCGATAACATCAAGACTGAGATGAAGGCCGGTAAATCACACAATCAGGCTGTAGCTATTGCTATGAAAAAAGCCAAGGAGATGAAGAACGGCGGCGCTGTTAAACGTGTTCACAAAACAGTCCGTGGTGGCGGTGCGGCTACAAAAGGCCTTGGCTTCTATGAGATCGACTAATGCGTGAGGTTGATCTTGCTAGTGCGATAAAAAGGTCCGTCGAAGAGCGTCGTGAAACCTTAACCAGCACATTAACTTCTGGTGCACTAACGTGCATGGAACAATACAAATATATACAAGGCGAGCTAAAGGCACTATCATTTATCGAGGAAGAACTAGCTAATCACTTTAAGGAGCGATAAATGAGTGTGGAGGGTGCTTACGTTGACCCGGATCAAGTGGTTCTTGATCCAACGCTTTTGGAAAAAAGCGCAATAGAGAGAATGCCTAACCCTGTAGGTTGGCGGATGTTGGTGTTGCCATACTCGGGTGTAGCCAAGTCCAAGGGCGGAATTGTTCTGACCAAAGCGACAATGGACCGGGAAGCGTTGGCTACCGTTGTTGCCTATGTCGTGAAAATGGGGCCACTTTGTTATAACGACAAAGCAAAATTCGGCGATACTCCTTGGTGCGAGGAAAAGCAGTGGGTCATGATTGGCCGCTACGCTGGCGCTAGGTTTAAGCTCGAAGATGGCGCGGAAGTGCGCATCATTAACGATGACGAGGTCATCGGCACAATCCTTAACCCAGACGATATAGTGAGCTTACTATGAGTGTTGAAAATGTGAATGAAGCTCCTCAAGAAGAGGAGATCCAGATCCAAATCACTGAGGACGCACCTGAAGGACAGGAGCCCGAAGGTGATGAGCTTGAGCGATATACCAAGTCAGTTTCTAAGCGCATCAATAAGTTAAACGCTAAAACGCGAGAGGCTGAAGAGCGCGCACAACAGTACGAGCAATTACTGTATCAACAGCAAAATGAGCTGGCTCAGTACAAGCAAATGGCAGCACAAGGTCAAGCCTCCACGCTACAGGCCGAAGAAGACAAGCTGAAGGCGCAAGAACAGTCAGTAGATGACATTTACAAGAAAGCGGTTCAAAGCCAAGATGCGGACCTCATGTCCAAGGCTGACTCGCTGAAAAACGACATTGCAATCAAGAAAGAAAAACTTCGAGTTGCTAAAAGTCGACAAGTTCCACAGGAGCAATACCAGCCTATGGAACAGGCCGCGCCTCAACAGCAAGCGATGCCTCAGCAGGAGGAAATACAGCCCACGAAAGAGGCAATGACGTGGCACGAAAATAACCCTTGGTATGGTGATAGTGAAGATGAAACAAATCTTGAAGCGACTCAGTTTGCTTATTTCACGCACTATAACCTTATAAATGAAGGCTTTGAGCCAGATTCCGAGGAATACTATGAAGCACTAGATTCTCGCGTTGCGAGGGTTTATCCTAGCTTAAGCAAAAGTGTCGGTAACGACACGGATGCGGTCGAATCAACAGGACGCCAACCCGCCGTGCAAAGAGTTGCGTCCGCCCAACCAAGTGGTCGGCCACAAACACGAGGCAACAAGAACGGTGTAAAGTTTACTTCTAGTGAACTAGAGCGATTGCGTGGTCTTAAGCCACACAACATGACCGAGGAAGCTTGGCTCAAGGCTGTGGCGAAAGAGAAACAGAAAGTAGCTCAAAGAGAGGCAAGGTAATGGCAGATACAAAAAGCACCCGTTCTTCGCGTGAAAGCGGAGCGCACGATAATCAGGCTCGGCGAAAAGTATGGCGCCCAGTGCGTAAGTTGGAAACTCCCCCAGCCCCTCCCGGTTATGTATACCGATGGATTCGAGAGAGTATGTTAGGAACGGAAGACCGGGCTAATGTCTCGCGTCGTATTCGTGAAGGATGGGAACTGGTTCGTGGAACCGACCTTCCTCCCGAATGGGAACTTCCTACCATGGACAACGGAAGGCATGAAGGCGTCGTTTATAACGAGGGCTTACTGTTGGCTAAGATGCCCGAGGAGTTCGTCGAACAGCGTAGTGCACACTATGCTAATGAGACAGCAAAAGCTAAGGACGCATTAGACAATAATATGTTTAATGAGGCCCGAGGCGATTCTCGGTATGTACAATACGATCCTAACCGCAGTAGCCGTGTAACCTTTGGTAAGCAATAGGAGATTGATCCATGGCTAATAAAGATGCCGCTTTTGGACTTCGTCCTGCCCACATGATGGGTGGTGCTCCATATTCTGGTGGCCAATCACGTTATAGAATCGCCAACAACCAATCTGGTGCTATTTTCCAAGGCGACTTGGTTAAGCAACTGACTGGCGGTACTGTTTCGCGTGCGGCGGCCGGATCTACTGTTCCAGTCGTTGGTGTATTCAACGGCTGTCAGTATACGGACCCAACCACTTCTGAGCAGGTTTTTTCAAACTTTTACCCCGGTTCTGTAGCCGCAGACGACATCATTGCGTTCATCGTTGATGATCCCGATGTTGTGTTTGAGGTTCAGGCTGACGACACTTTCCCAGTAGCTGACTTGTTCGGCAACTTCGATATCGTCGACCAGTCAACAACCGGCGACACCCGCTCTGGCAGATCAAACATGGAGCTTGACGTGACAACTGGTGCAACTACCACCACGTTGCCTCTCAAGGCCCTTGATATCAGCCAAGATCCCGACAACGACGACGTAGCAAGCGCTAACACTAACGTGATGGTGGTTATTCAAAACCACATCGCAGGTGTTAAGTCTGCTGGCTTGGCATAAGGAGGCTAATTAGATGGCTATTTCACGCGCACAATTAGCGAAGGAGCTTGAACCCGGCCTTAACGCCTTGTTCGGCATGAGCTATGACACATACGACCGTGAGTACGAAGAGATCTTTTCTATAGAAGACTCGCAACGTGCTTTTGAAGAAGAAGTTCTGATCACTGGTTTCGGCAGTGCACCTGTCAAGACTGAAGGTCAGGGCGTGTCTTTTGACACTGCGTCAGAAGGCTTCACTGCTCGTTACACTCACGACACCATCGCACTAGCGTTTTCGCTGACCGATGAGGCTGTAGAGGACAACCTTTACGACTCACTGGGCCGTCGTTACGTTAAGGCATTGGCTCGATCAATGGCTAACACCAAGGAAGTTAAGGGCGCTGACGTTCTTAACAACGCCTTCAACACAAGCTTCGCTGGTGGTGACGGTCAGCCTTTGATCTCTACAGCACACCCATTGGCTGGTGGTGGGACTCTAGCAAACCGAGCTACTACGATGGCTGACCTCAATGAGACATCATTGGAAGATATGTTGATTGACATCAGCACTTTCACTGACGATCGTGGTCTGACCATTTCAGTACAAGCGACGAAGCTGGTTATTCCACCACAGTTGACATTCGTTGCTGACCGCATTCTCAACTCGCAACAGCGTGTTGGCACTGCTGACAACGACATTAACGCCATCCGCAACACTGGCGTACTGCCCGGCGGTTACACGGTAAACCATTACCTGACTGACCCCGATGCGTACTTCATCCTGACGTCTGTCACCGAAGCTGGTGAGGGCCTGAAGATGTTCCAGCGTACCGCGATGGAGACGTCTATGGAGCCAGACTTCAGCACAGGCAACATCCGGTACAAGGCGCGCGAGCGTTACTCATTCGGATTCTCTGACTGGAGAGGGATCTACGGATCTCAAGGCGCATAACCTTTTGGTGTGAGACTCTGGGGGCCGATGGCCCCCTTTTTTTTGTCTTCATCTAGGTCTATGATGACAGGGTCTTTCTGACAGTATTAACTGACACTTGCCAAGACAGGAGACTTATCATGGCTACTACAACTTTTTCTGGTCCAATTAAGGCCGGAACAATCAAAGACACAACAGGCACTACCGTTGGCACTGACGTCAAAAACGTCGGCTTCGTTAAGATGGCGCAAACTGCGAGCTGGTCTCAGAGCACCACTGCCGCTGACACTGGCGTTGTTGTACCTGCAAACAGTCAAATTACTGAAGTAACCGTATACATTACTACAGCGTGTGATGCGGCTAACATTTCAATGGGTACTTCATCAGCTTCGACTGAACTATTTACAGCTTTGGCGGCAGGGACAGCGGCTAACGTAATCCTTCACGGAAGCGACGGCACAATCACCGACGCAGACACATGGGTTGATGTTGGCACTTCAGATGTCGCTGTCTTTATCGACTTCTCTGCTGGATCTTCCGGTGCTGGCTTTGTAACTGTTGAGTACATTCAGAACATCAACAACGCTTGATGATTCTGAGCCCCTCGGGCAGTTTCGGCTCCCGAGGGATTTAACCGCGAGGGTTTAATAATGGCAGATACGGTCACATCACAAACTATCCAAGACGGTGAACGTAAGGCCGTTTTGAAGTTTACAAACATCTCTGACGGGACTGGTGAGTCGGCGGTCACAAAAGTAGACGTCAGTGCGATGACGAAAAATACCCGTGGAGAGTCCTGCACAGAGGTCGCTGTAGCTAAAATCTGGTGGCAGTGTGTTGGTATGGGCGTCGAATTACTTAACGACGCTTCCACAGACACCTTAATCATTGGGCTGTCGCCAGACTCCAATGGTATGCACGATTACTCATCATTTAGCGCAATACCCAATGATGCTGGATCAGGTAAGACCGGAGACATAAAGTTCACCACAATTGGAGCATCTTCTGGTGATACTTACACGGTGATCTTGGAGTTGTTAAAGACTTATGGCTGATACTAAGGACGTCAAGCGATCTGAAGGCGGACGGCTTACCTACCGTGGTGAGTCGTTTCCCGGCTATAACAAGCCAGTGCGCACCAGTGGCGGCCCCAAAAAGTTTAAGGTTTTAGCCAAAAAAGGTGATCAGGTGAAAATGGTTCGTTTTGGCGACTCCAACATGACCATCAAGAAAAACAATCCAGAACGACGTAAAAGCTTCCGCGCTCGCCACAATTGCGATGCGGTAGAAAAGAAGAAGGATGTGTTCACGGCGGCCTATTGGTCGTGCAAGAATTGGTGATTTATTATGGCAAGCAGATTTACAGACCAACAACACGCTGATGCACTAGCTTTCGCGAATCAGCTTGTAAAAAAACCTCGATCCTCTGCACCGGCACCAAGCTTTATGCGATCTCCCATCCCTAAGCGACCGCCCGTGCCGATGCCCGGACGGGTTTACGCAGGCGGAACTCCCTTCTTTAATGAAGGCACTGGCACACGCACTGGCGGCATCAAACCAATGCGACCACCCGGCAAGGGCGGCATACAAAGTCCACCCATCATACCGGGTTTACCATCAGGCCCGTTTACTCCCGGTCAGGGCGGTATGTCTCCCAGACAATTGCCCACGGGTGGTCCGTTCCCCGGCACTGGAGGCGTAAAACCACCTCGACCAGATCCTCGGCTTGAGCCAATCAAGCAACCACCAATTAAGCTCCCGCCCATCATATCTGATCCCATGCCTCCTCCTTTTGAAGGCATTGGGCCACCTCCACCCATGGGCCCAAGCGACGAGTTTTTTGGTGCGCCCGGCTCAGGCTCTTACGACAACTTGATGTCTCGTGCATTCCAAGAGTACACGTCAGGACAAAGCCCTTATGCAGGCGCCGCTGACTTCTTGATGAATCGATCAGTGTTTGATCGAGGTGTTCGCCCAGAAAGCTCTATGCCGTCCACTACTATGCCCTCTTTTGGCTACAGTAACCAAGGCGGCATGGATGGCTTAACACAAATGCAAGCCCAACAACCGGGTATACAGGCACAGTACGATCAGTTTGCGCAACAAATCCAGTCAGCACAAGAGGCGGCGCAACAGCGAGCGCAAGAGCAAACAGACTTGGCGTCATCCGAGCGTCAGGCTCTTATGGATCGTATTGCGGCGCTAGAAGGCAAAGAAGGTCCAGATCTCGATGCTTTCGGCGCCCAGTTGCGTCAAGACATTCTTGGCGAGGTGGACGTCGATGCTCTGCGCCGAGAAATTACTGGTGAAGTTTTGTCTATCGCTCAGCAGGAGTTTCCCGACGTAACTCAAATTCGTGACGAGGTCATGAGGCTTTTGCCAGAACAAGAGCAGGTTGATGTAGAAAATTTGCGCCGTCAGATACAAGAAAGCATCGATGCAGGCGCTCCTCCCGAGGAGATAGCGGCTCTGCGTCAAGAGTTACAGAATCGGATTCGCCCTGTAGAAGAGCAACTGCAAGGCTTGCAGGAGTCTCGTGGTGACGTGGCAGAACAAATAGGTGAGCTTCGTGGACAGGTTGGTGCGCTACCAGAAATTGACGTAGAGCAACTTCGTCAGTCAATTATTAATCAGCTCCCAGAGCAAGAGCGCGTCGATATTGAAGCGCTTCAACGTCGTATTCAGGAAAGCATTGACGCTGGTGCACCAGAAGAAGAAATTGCCGGTTTAAGGCTTGAGCTTGAACAGAGACTTGCACCGGTTGAAGAGCGCGTTGGAAGTATTCGTGATCAAGTGACGCAATTCAGAGAAAGCTTTGACCCGGCCGCATTGCGAGAGCAGATCGGCAACTTGCAAGGTCGTTTAGAAGGAATAAATCCTGTCACAGGAGCGGATTTAGACTTTGGAGAAATAGCCCGACGGGTACAAGAGCAATTGCCTCAAGATCGTGGTGTTGTGCCCCCTGATGTTTTGGAGCGATTAAGAGCCGTAGAGCAACGTGAAGGCCCCGATCTTTCTGGTATTTCAGGGCAAATCGCCGCCCTTGAAAACCGTGGCTTGCCACCAGAAGTGCTTGAGCGTCTTCGTGCAGTTGAGCAACGCGAGGGGCCAGACGAAGCCGCTATTGCCGAACGTGTGCGTAGTGGGATTGATCCTCGTATCGCAGACTTAAGAGAGCGATTGGGTAGTGTTGGTGAATTTGGCCAGAGTCTGGCTGAGCGTATAGCTGCTTTGCGTGAGCAGGGAGATCGAGCTACTCAAGAACGCTCAACTCTTGAAGAGCGCATGGGGGACAGGCTGGAGGAAGTTAGGGGGCAGGTAAGCCCATTGACTGAGCGGATAGCCCAACTTCGTGGTCGTTTAGACGAAAGGCCAACGGTCGACATGGACGCTATAGCGCGTCGAGTTAGAGAAGGCATAGATATACCACAGGTAGATTTGGGTGGTATTCGTGAGCAAATCGCTAATCTACGTGGACGGCTTGATGAACGAGTGCCGGTAGGAACAGCGGGGATCAAACCCCTCCCCGCACCGCCAAAAATGGGCACGTTTCCGCCCGGATTTAGAGGCTCAAGAGGAGGTCGTGGATAATGGCAAGCGAAGTACCAGACAACGTAGCCGACCCATCGCTATATCGTAAGGCAAAGGCTAGGGCAAAGGCTAAATTTGATGTTTATCCAAGTGCTTACGCAAACGGATGGATGGTTCAAGAGTATCAACGCATGGGCGGCAAGTACAAAGGCGCCAAGAAAAAAGCCGGAGGCGGTGAAGTGTCTTTAGATCCCAAGAAAAGCGATCTCAACAAAGACGGCAAGCTGAGCAAGTATGAACGCAGGCGTGGTGAAGCTATCGCTAAAAGCATGGTTCAGCGTAAGCGCAATGGCGGCTCCGTAGAAATCCAACCTCGGGGTTGTGGTGCAATGATGCAAAGTAAGCGTAAGACTGTGCGGGTGCCCCGTGGCTAAAAAACGAGGCTTAGACGACTGGTTTGGAAAAGAAAACTGGGTTGATATAAGCGCACCCAAAGAGGGTGGCGGCTACGAAAAGTGTGGCCGTAAGAGCGCAAAAGACTCTGATCGCGGCTATCCTAAATGTGTGCCAGCGGCCAAAGCGGCCAAGATGTCGAAAAAAGAAGTGGCTTCTGCTGTAAGGCGGAAGCGAGCAAAAAAACAAGGCGTGGGCGGTAAGCCCACTAATGTCAAAACATTTGCGGCCGAAGGAGGCTTAATTATGAAAATGAAGACAAAAGGCTATAAAAAGGGCGGTGTTGCGAGTGGCATGAAAATGAAAGCCAAGGGCAAAGCCGCTGGTGGTCTCATGCAGGGCATGACGATGCGAGCTAAAGGTAAAGCAGTTGGTGGTGCGATGAAGAGCAAGGGTGGCGCTAAAGGCGGTGTTAAAGCTAAATCTAGCTCTATGCGCGCACCATCAAACAAAAACAGCGGACTTTATGGCAGATAGATGGCGTACTTGCAGTCCAACATCCCTCACTTCAAGTGCTGGGTAAGACGAGAGTACACACATAATCATGAGAAATACCATGGCGAATTTATTCACGCCATGGTTATTGCTGTGACTACAATGCCCACGCGGTGCTTGTCTTTTCAAGTGGTGTTTACCGGCGCTGAAACATACGACACGGATGAACCCAACGTGCATGGTGGTGCCATGTGGGCTCGTATGCCAATTACAGCCCTTGTGGGTGACACTCCCCTAGAAGACTGGCCAGAGCCAATGCCTGTGTGGGCCGCTCAGCCATGGGATTGTAGCTCCTACAACCATGCAGTCTATGTCTTAGATCGTGCTACTCCATGTCCATGGCTCGCCAAAATCGACGGTGAAATGTACCCAGCGAAGTATTTGTTTACGGTGGATTATGCGGAGAACGAAATTGCAGATGATCCCGCCCAGCACAAACAAAGTCATGTCCTTGAACTTTTGGATGCGGGTAAGTGGACCGGAAACATTGTTGCTCTACCTAACAACCGGGTAAGAATTACACACCCCGCTTGGTTTGAGACGGGCGAAGGCGCTCCTGATTTTAGGCCCTCCCAACATATCCATTACAGCAAATCTGACTTAGACTACACGCTAGACGTAAATCAAGTTTTTGACAATTTATACGCAGAGAATTCGGAGGATTAAACATGGCAGAGCTTACAATAGCGCAAAAACGAAAGATGATAGCTGAGCTCAAAAAAGCCTCACAACTCCATGCAAATCAAGCGGCTCGCTTAGAAAAAACACTAAAAAAGCCGAAGGCTAAAAAATAATGGCCGTTTCTGGTAGCAAAGATTTTGAGCTAGACGTAGCAGACTACGTTGAAGAGGCGTTTGAGCGTTGCGGATTAGAGCTTAGGACTGGCTACGACTTAAAGACCGCCCAGCGATCGCTTAACCTCATGCTTGCAGAGTGGGCTAACCGGGGCTTAAATCAGTGGACGGTAAAAGAAAAGACTGTCGACATGGTCAAAGACACCAGTAAGTACACTATTGATACCACTAACCCCACTGCAACGATCGATGTTCTCGATGTTTACATACGTGAAACAACGCAAGGCACGACAACCGACATACCATTAAGCCGGATGTCTCGTGCTGAGTACGCGCACTTAGCAACCAAATCGACGACAGGCAAGCCGAACCAGTATTTTATTGATAAGCAGTTGTCGCCAACAATAACGGTTTGGCCTGTTCCTGACAAAAACACAACCTACACGGTTTACCTTAACGTGTTGAGCCGCATGGACGACGCCGATGTAGGCGCAAACACGATGGACGTACCTTTTCGGTTTTATCCATGCCTCGCGGCGGGTCTTGCCTACTATCTCGCACTTAAACGAGCGCCTGAAAAGGTTCAGCTTCTTAAAGGCTTATACGAAGAAGAGTTTTTACGCGCACTTTCTCAAGATGAGCCACGGTCAAGTTTCCGCATAGCTCCCGATATTAGAAGCTACGAGATTGCGTAATGGCGTTTGCATCTAACAGACGAGCTTATGGAATCTGCGACATTACTGGGTTCCGTTACCGCCTCAAGGATATGAAAAAGACTTGGGACGGCTTGCTCGTGGGTCCTGATCAATGGTCTCCAAAGCACCCTCAATTGATGCGTAAACCAACACCTGTAGACCCTGAAGCCTTGAAAGATCCACGCATTGATCAAGCGGCAGACGGCAATGACGGAAACTTTTTTACTGTCTACACTAACGTGGGCGACGGTATACTGGGCACAGAGCTTACGACCTATCAAATAAACAGCGGCTTAGGCACGGTTGAGGTAACCACGTCATGAGTTTTACATTAGCGACTCTTAAATCGACGGTCCAAGACTACTTGCAGGTTGATGAGACAACCTTCAATAACAACCTCAACACGTTTATCGAGGAGGCGGAGAGCCGCATTTTTAAGCTGGTACAGCTACCTGAGCAACGCAAAAATGTTACAGGAACGCTTACCACAGGCAACAGATTTCTCGCTACACCGTCAGACTTCTTTGCTCCATTCTCTTTGGCTGTTATTAGCAACAATCGATATTACTACTTGGATTACAAGCATCCGTCGTTTGTTAAAGAGTACAGCCCATTGACAACAACCACAGCACAACCTAAGTATTACTCGCTTTTTGATGACACGGCTTTCGAATTGTCGCCCGTACCGGATTCTGGTTATTCGGTAGAGCTTCATTATCTTCACAAGCCAGCTTCATTAACGGCGGGTGCAGACTCAGGAACAACCATCTTATCCACAGACCATCCAGATCCTTTGCTGTATGGCACGTTAGTAGAGGCGGCTGTTTTCCTGAAAGAGGCTCCTGACGTCATTCAGACGTTTGAGACTCGATTCAAGGAGGGGATCGCGAGGATGAAAAACGTGAGCGAAGGCCGCGCTACTCGTGATGAATATAGATACGACTTGTTGAGAACAGGTGTTAGTTAATGTCACGAATACCAGAGTTGGAGGGGGCTCACGTCGCCCTGATTGGCCTTGGCGCCTCTCAAATTGACTACGTTATTGGAGTAGAAAACAGCAAAACATGGGATGAGGTTTGGTGCGTAAACGCCGCTTTGTCTGTCTTTGATTGTAATCGAGTGTTTATGATGGACCCGGCATCACGGTATCTGGACACCGATGACGCAGGTGGCCAGACAGACGTCATGCGTCAGCGCTTACCTACTTTTGAAAAGCCAATCTATTCATGTGAGCTTGATGAGCGTGTGCCTGCGATCGTTGAGTTTCCGATTAAAGAGGTCATTGATGATCAGCGTTGCGCCTACCTTAACAACACGGTTGCTTACGCCATCGCCTTCGCTTTGTATAACAAAGTGGCTCATATCGATCTCTTTGGCATGGATTTTAGCTACAAACACAACATTCACTTTGCAGAAGCAGGCCGAGGATGTCTCGAATTCTGGGTCTCTCGATGTATCTCGCAGGGAGTGGGTGTGGGTGTGAGCCAGAAATCTGCGTTGCTTGATAGCAATGTAGATCCACGGGAGCGGCTATACGGATATCATCGGCTCGATGATCCTTTAATGGTAATGACAGACCAAGAAGGTGAGTTTTTAGTGTGCCCAGAATCAGAATTTGAAAGCGCGCGGCGTCAGTTCAACTTTCAAAAGGTTGAGATGCCTGCCTCACCGGAGCCGTACAAGGGATGATTTCGCAAAACGCAGACGCCGCATTGGGCAGTGTTATGGTGGCAACGTCCGATAATGGCGGACATGAGCCAGAGTTTTGGGCTGAAGTGGTCACAAAAAGACTTGTAAGCATTTCAGAAAACGCCGATCCTCATGTCAGGCAACAAGCTGAGGCTTTTCGGCAACAGGTTTATGAAGTAGTATTGAGGGGGATTAAAAGCGCTATTGCGAGTGATCGCACCACATTATCGGTCATTTTGCGGCGTCAAGGTCATAACCAAATGGCTGATTTACTGAAGGAGCTATAAAATGGCTATCACATCGGCGATCTGCACATCGTTTAAGCAGGAATTGTTAGTAGGCACTCACAACTTTACTGCCAGTTCTGGCAACACGTTTAAGTTGGCTTTGTATACTAGCTCTGCGACTCTAGGCGCCTCCACAACCGCGTACACAACTACAAACGAGGTTTCTGGCACAAACTACACGGCTGGCGGTAATGCGCTTACCAATGTCACCCCCACAACGTCTGGAACGACTGCAATCGTAGATTTTGCGGATCTGACCTTTGGAACCGCTACGGTTACAGCTCGTGGTTGTTTGATTTACAACGACACGAACTCAGACAAAGCAGTGGCCGCGATTGACTTTGGAGGAGACAAAACCAGCACGGCAGGCAATTTCACAATTGTATTTCCGTCGCCTACGGCCACGGGTGCAATTATTCGGCTTGCGTGATGCCTTGGTATGCCCCTCCAGACCATAGAATTCAAGCCGGGAATTGACAAGGAGTCTACCGACTATGCGGCCAAAGGCGGCTGGGTTGATGGAAACCTCATTAGATTTCGTAAAGGACGTGTCGAAAAAGTTGGCGGCTGGGACAAGCTTGGCACTGATTTTTTTCTCGGTATTGGCCGCGCTCTTCATAGCTGGATCTCTTTGGGTGGCACTCGCTTTTTGGGAGTGGGCACGACGTTTAAGTATTACATCGAAGAAGGGCAGTCTTATAACGACGTCACTCCTATAAGAACCACCACATCGGCAGGCGATGTTACTTTTAGCGCTACGAACGGATCATCCACGATTACAGTAACTGACACGGCTCATGGAGCTGTGACGAATGATTTTGTCACTTTTAGTGGCGCTTCCTCTCTTGGAGGCAACATTACAGCCGAGGTATTAAATCAAGAGTATCAAATCAGTCTTGTTACCAGCCTTAACACCTACGAATTGGTTGCGAAAGACACGAGCGGCGCTACCGTCACGGCAAATAGCAGTGATAGCGGCAATGGCGGATCATCGGTGGTGGGCACATATCAAATCAATGTCGGCCTCGATACTTTCGTCACGTCCACCGGCTGGGGCGTAGGAACATGGGGCGCAGGCGGCTGGGGATCATCTAGCGCTATTTCTGCGACTGGACAGCTACGTCTTTGGACGCACGATAATTACGGCGAAAACCTAATTATCAATCCGCGCGGGGGCGGTATTTATCGTTGGATAGAAAACGATGGCGTGAGTGTGAGAGCGCAAGAGCTGTCGCAGGCGGCTGGTGCAAACGGTGTTCCGACTGTAGCACTGCAAGTCCTGACTTCAGAAACCAACCGACACCTTATTTGTATGGGTGTAGATCCTTTGGTCGGAGGTACTAGGACTGGCACCATCGACCCTATGCTGGTTGCCTTCTCGGATTCAGAAAATGATCTAGATTTTACACCTACAGCCACCAACAGCGCTGGCGATGTGCGTTTGTCCAGTGGCTCCTTCATTGTTGGTGGCATCAAGTCTCGACAAGAAGTCCTGATATGGACCGACACAAGCCTGTACTCAATGACATTTATTGGCCCACCCCTG